AAAAAGGATTAAATGATGAAGTAAAAGAAGAAGAACCTGAAGTAGTAGAACAACAACCTGAAGAAGTTAAAGATGAAGAAGTTGAAGAACCAATGGATGAACCTTTAGATGAAGCAGAAGAAGTTGGAGAACCTACTGAAGAACAAGAACCTACTTATGAAGGTGAAGAAGTAGAACCTGTTGAAGAAGAACCAATAGAAGCTACTGAAGAACCTGAAAAAGAAGTAGAAGAAGAATAAAATCATTTATGTTGTTTAGGCAAACTTCCTTAAAAGGAGGCAATTATGAATGAGATTTTAAAAGTAAGTGATATTACCTATGAAGATGTTGCAAAATATTTAAGATTAGGATCACCTACTAATGTTGATGATTATGAATTACCAAAGGATGAAATAAATTTATTAAATAATCTAATTAATATTTCAAAGCAATTTATTATAGGATATACAGGGCATACTGAAGAAGAACTAGATAATTATGCAGATTTTGTTATAGTTGTATTTGTTTTATGTCAGGATATGTATGACAATAGAACATTATATGTTGATAAAACAAATCTAAATAAAGTTGTAGAATGTTCATTAGGTATGCATTGCATTAATTTATTATGATAAATGCAGGTAAATACAATAAAAGAATTACAATCTATAAGATAGATAGGGTTAAAGATAAAGATGGATTTGATGTTGATACTGAATTTATTGTTCTTCAACCTTATGCTAATGTTAAGACTACAAGAGGATTTACTTTAATTGCAAATAATAGTGATTTTGAAAAAGCATTTACTAATTTTACAATTAGGTATCCTTTTGTAGAAATAACTAGAGATATGTTTATAAAGTTTAATAATAAAATTTATACCATCAATTATATTAATAATATTGATGAAAATAATGTAGAACTAGAAATGCAATGCCAAGAGGTAACAAAATAATGGCTAAATTTCAAGCAACATTACCTGATGATCTAATTAAAGAATTTAGGAAACTAGATAAAGATAGTGAAAAGATGTTAGGAGAAATGACAAAAGCAGGTGCAGAAGTTGCTTATAAAAATGTTGTAGAAAACATGAAAAGGGCATTTAATCATTCTGATGAATTAATTAGTAAACTTAAAATTACAAGAGTTTATAATACACCTTCAGATGGTGGAATTAATACTAAAGTTGCAGTATATGGATATATAAAGCCTAGTAAGAAATTTAAAAGAAAAAACTCTTATAAGAAATCAAGTGGAAAAACATATGAAAGCAATGGAGTTCCTGCACCTTTAGTTGTTATCCAAAGAGAATATGGTAACTCTAGAGGTGAAAAGAAAATGCCTATATTTAGACCATCATTTAAAAAATCCCAATTAGAACCTGCAATGTTAAAGGTTCAGGATAAATATTTACCAAAGGAGTAACAATGAATAGTTTAATAGAAGCATTATTTAAAAATTTTATTGTAAATGGTAATACAATACCAATTGCATTTTTAGATTATAAAGGGCATGAAACAACTTATATTACATATCAAAATATAGATACTGATAATTCTTTTAGTGGTGATGATGAAATATTAGGTTATGTAGATTATTATGATATAGATATTTTTTCAAAAGGTAATTATTTAAAAGTAGTTGAAGAAGTAAAAAAAATAATGAAAACAGGTGGTTTTATGTGGATGCCAAGTAGAACTTCACAAGATATGTATGAAGAAGATACAGGCATGTATCATAAAACCTTATGTTTTGCTATAGAAAGGGAGGAATAAAAATTATATGGCAAAAATAGGTTTAAATAGTTTCAGATATGGAATTTTAACTGAAGCATCAGATGGAACTGCAGTATATGGTGGTGCAAAAACACCTGGTAAGGCAGTAACATGTAATGTTGAAGTAACAAACAATGATGCAAAACTATATGCAGATGATGCACTTGCAGAAAGTGATACTTCATTTGCAAGTGGAACATGCACAATGGGAATTGATAGATTTGATTATCAAACACAAGCAGATTTACTAGGACATACTTATACTGCACAAGATGGATTAAAAAGAAATGCAGATGATACTGCACCTTATGTTGGTTTAGGTAGAGTTGTAGTAGTTCTAGAAGGAAATGTAAAAAAATATAGAACTGAATTTTTAAAGAAGGTTAAATTTTCAGAACCATCACAAGAAGATACAACAAAAGGTGAAAATGTTGAATTTAACACTATTGAAATTGAAGGAACTATTAATGCACTTGCAAATGGTGATTGGAGTGAAGCAAAAGAATTTTCTTCTAAAGCAGATGCAATTGCACATATTGAAACACTATTAGGTAACACAATAAGTGGATAATAATTATGAGATTTTAAGGGTGGGTATATTTTAATGTATCTGCCCTATTTTTTTATATATGAAAGGAATGAAATAAAATGAAAGATGTAAGTAAAGAATTTGAATATAATGGAAAAAAATATAAATTAGTTTTTAACTTAAATGTTATGGAAGAAATTCAGGATCAATATGAAACACTTGATAAATGGGGATCATTAACTGATGGAAGTAATGGAGAAGTAAGTGCTAAAGCAGTTATTTTTGGATTTACTTCAATGTTAAATGAAGGAATTGATATGGAAAATGAAGATAAAGGAACAGACACTAAACCATTCACACATAAACAAGTAGGAAGATTATTAACTGCAATTGGATTAGAAAGCATGACAAAACAATTGAATGATGTAGTTATAGAAAGCACTAAATCAGAAGAAAAAAACTAATACTCCATGAAGATGATGAAGAAGAAAGTAAGCCTATTGATTTTTCATGGTTTTATTATATAGGCATAAATAAATTAGGTTTAAGTGAAGCAAGAGTTGGTAGAATGACTTTAAATTTATTTTATAAGCTATATAAGCATTATAAAGATACATTTGATTTAGAAATGCTTTTAACTGCTTCACATACAACATATGAGAAACTAAAAGCCAAATCACAAAAAAGTGATTTATGGTTAAAGTAAAATAAAAAATGTTCATATAGAACATTAGAAAGGAGTGAATATATGGCAGGTTTTGGAGGTTCAGTAAAACTTACAGGTGAGAGTGAATATAGACAGGCATTGCAAAGATGCACACAAGGATTGCAAAATATGTCAAGTGCTTTAAAAGCACAAACTATTGATTTTAATAGCAATGATAAATCTATAAAAAATACTGCACAAGCAGAAAAGCAGTTAAATGATACTATTCAGAAAAATCAACAAGCAGTAGCACAAGCAAAAAGCACACTAGCAGGATATTCTACTGAAATGCAAAAGCAACAAACAATTCATAACCAATTAAGCAAGGAATATAAAAATGCAGTTCTTGAACTAGAAAGAATTAAAAAAGCTAGTGGTGAAAGTTCTGATGAATATAAAAAACAGGCACAAGTTGTTGATGAATTAGGCAGAAAATTAACTGATAGTTCAATGAAGTTAGAAGATAACAAAAGTGCAATGGCACAATTAAAAAGTGAAATAAATAATTCTAATAAAGTAATTGAACAAGCCAAAAAAGGAATTGATGATTTAGGTAAAGAAACTGAACAAAGTGGTGAACAGGCTAAAAAAGCAAGTGATGGATATTCAGTATTTAAAAACATTTTAGCAAATCTAGGAACACAAGCCATTAATAAAGCTATAAGTGGTTTAAAGAGTTTAGGTGGTTCTATTATTAATGTAGGAAAACAAGCATTAAATAATTATGCAGAATTTGAACAACTTGTAGGTGGTGTTGAAACACTATTTGGTAAAAGTTCATCAATAGTTGTTAAATATGCAAATGATGCATATAAAACTGCAGGATTGAGTGCTAATCAATACATGGAAACTATTACAGGTTTTAGTGCTTCATTACTTCAATCATTAGGTGGAGATACTAAAAAAGCATCTGAATATGGTAATAGAGCAGTTATTGATATGAGTGATAATGCAAATAAGATGGGAACTAGCATTTCTATGATACAAAATGCATATCAAGGTTTTGCAAAACAAAATTATACCATGTTAGACAACTTAAAACTCGGTTGAAATTCAAAACACCATAGCCGAGTATAAATCGGGCAAAATCGGGGAAACCTAAACATTTTTGCAAGGCAATCCCGAGATAATCAATCAGATAGCGAAAGGCTGATTGACATTGTAGAGCATAGGAGTTGAACAAATATAATACTCCCAAGAGTGTCCGACAATTATTTGATTGAATAGATATGCCGACCTTATGAGAAATCATAAGAACTAGAGGATAAAAAGCCTCTAGGATAACAAGTGTATGGTGGAACTAAAACTGAAATGCAAAGACTTATAAAAGATGCATCTAAAATGACAGATATTCAGAAAAAGCTAGGTATTACTATTGATGCTAATAGCATGAGTTTTGGGAATATTGTTAATGCAATTAGTGTTGTTCAAAATAAAATGAATATATCAGGATATTCAACTGAACAATTAACTAAAAAATTAAATGATATGGCATTAACAAATGAAGAAGTTAAAAAAGTTGCAGAAGATATGGGAATTACATATGAAGAAGCAATGAAGAAAATGAAAGCAGGAACATTAAGTGTTAAAGATGCTAGTATTCTATTAGGAACAACTGCAAGAGAAGCATCTACAACAATTCAAGGTTCAGTTAATGCAATGAAATCATCATGGCAAAACTTATTGACAGGAATTGCAGATGATAATGCAGATTTTAGTGCTTTAGTTAATAATTTTGTAGATAGTTTAGTAACTGCATTAGATAATCTACTTCCTAGAGTAGAAGTTATATTTGAAGGATTAGGATTATTAGTTACTGATTTATTAAATATATTATTAGAAAAAGTAGTTCCAATGGGAGTTGAATTAATTCAAAACTTAATTGATGGAATGAGTGATGCATTACCTGATTTAATGAGTAGTTTAACAAATGCAATTAATAAAATACTTACTTCATTATTACCACTATTACCTAAACTATTAAAAATTGGAGTTCAGGCTATAGTTGAATTTGCTAAAGGTATTTCACAACAACTTCCTTCATTAATGGCTATGATCCCATCAATTATTACAGGATTAGTTCAAGCAATATATGAATTGATACCACAAATTATTACAACAGGTTTCCAATTAATTAGAAGCCTTATGGATGGTATTTTATTAGCAATTCCTGAATTAATAGCACAAGTTCCAATAATAATTGATACTTTAGTTAATTACATGACAAATGAATTGCCAAAGATGATTGATGAAGGTGTTCATACTATATTGGCTTTAATTGATGGAATTATGGAAGCTATACCAATGTTAGTTGAAGCATTACCTGAAATCATTAACACAATTGTTCAAGTCCTTACTGAAAATTTACCTAAAGTTATTCAACAAGGTATTCAAATATTATTAAAGCTAATAGATGGATTATTAGAAGCAATTCCACAATTAATTGATATGCTACCAACTATTATTGAAACAATATTAGATGTAATAACTGAAAATTTACCATTAATTATTGATATGGGAATTGAATGTATGATGTCTTTAATTGATGGATTAATTGAAGCAATACCTAAATTAGTTCAAGCTATACCAAAGATTATTGTTGCACTTGTAAATGCAATAATTAAAAGCCTTCCTAAAATACTTGAAGCAGGTATGAAAATTAATATGGAACTAGCAAAAGGTGTAGTTAAAGCTATACCTCAATTAGTTGGTAAAATACCTGAAATTATAGGGAAGTTTATAGATGGATTTGGTTTATTCTTAAAAAATGATTTACCTGAACTAGGTAAAAACATTGTTAAAGGAATTTTAAGTGGTTTAACTAATTGTGGGCAGTTTATTAAAAATGCAGTTAAAGATGTAGGAAATAAGATTAAAAATGGTATCATGAACTTTTTTGGTATTAATTCACCATCAAAGTTAATGAGAGATGAAGTAGGTAGATATTTAGCAGAAGGAATTGGTGTTGGATTTAAAGATGAAATGAAGGATGTTACTAAAGAAATGCAAAATTCTTTACCTACAACATTTGATACAAGTGCAACAATAAATGGATCATCACCAAGTTTAGCATATAACACATATGAAAATATGGTAGGTGCATTTAAAGAAGCATTATCAGAAATGAAGATTGAATTAAATGATGAAGAAGTAGGAAGTTTTGTAGATAAAAGTGTTTCAAAACTTATTTATAATTAGAAAGAGGTGGTAAAATGAGAAATTATATAATTTTAAATGGTAAAAGTTCAAGTGAACTAAAAGGTTTATTAATTCAGAATTTGCCACCTATTTCTAAACCTAGAATTAGAAACACTATTGAAGAAATAGATGGTAGAGATGGAGATATAATAACAAAATTAGGCTATAGTGCTTATGATAAAGAATTTGATATAGGATTATATGATGATTTTGATATGGATGATATAATACCTTATTTCAATACTGAAGGAAAAGTTATATTTTCAAATGAAGAAGATAAATATTATAAATATCAGATATTAGAACAAATAGATTATGAAAGATTGATAAGATTTAAAACTGCAAAAGTAAAAATGCATGTTCAACCTTTTAAATATTCTTCAGTTGAAGGAGTTAGAACATTTAATATTACAAATGAAACTGAAATATCTATAAAAAACAATGGAAATTATTTTTCAAAGCCAATTATCACATTAACAGGTTCAGGAACAATTAATTTAAATGTTAATGGTTATCAGGTGTTAGTGATTGATTTTGGTGAAGCAACAAAGATTGTAATAGATACTGCTAACATGGAAGCATATGATCCAACAACACATGATCTAGTAAATAGACAAATTACAGGGGATTATAATGATTTAAATTTACAAGTAGGAAATAATACAATTTCATGGAGTGGAACATTAACAAAGATTGAAATTGAAAATTATTCAAGATGGTTATAAAAAAGGAGGTAAAAAAATGAATTATGAAAATTTATATATGGTAAGAGGAGATACATTTAGATTTACTATAGAAATTGAAGGTTTAAATGTGCCTTTAACAAATGCTTATTTTTCATGTAAGAAGAATAAAGAAGATAATGAATATATATTTCAGAAAAGTTTAGGTGATGGAATTAGTGAAGTGCAAAGAACAGAAACATCTAGACAATATGAAATAGTTGTAGAACCTGAAGATACTGATGATGTTGATAGTGAAAATTATTTTTATGATTTAGAAATAGTTGTAGGGGATGAAATATATACTCCACTTTTAGGAATATTAAAAATAGATATGGATGTAACAGAGGAGTGAGAATATGAGTGGGAATTATAAAGTAAAAATAAAAGATATTCAGAATAAATACAAATTTAAAATCTTTTGTGCATCCAATTATGATGATAGTGATTTAAGAAAAATGATTGAAAGTGTATTTTATGCACTTCCTAGAACAACAGGAACAGGAACAAGTATAACATTAACTGATACTGCATTTAGTTATTTAAAAAACAAATTAGGTGCTACTGATACAACACAAGATACATTAACAGGGGCAAATTTAATTAATTTAGCAACTTCTACATTTGTATCATGGAGTTATAGTAATGGACATATAACAAGTTCTCCTATAACAACTTCAAGTAGTGGAGTAAACACATTTATTGGGTTATCTTCTAATGCATTTGAAGTAAATGCAAATGAAACAATATTTATTAAATTTAAGGCAAGAATAGTTAGTGGAACAGGTGATTTTAGTGGGAACATAAATGATAGTGATAATGGATATACTTCAGTATTAAGACCAACTTTAAGTTCTAATTATCAAGATTATGTTATGAAACACAAATATAATTCTTCATATAATTTTACTAAAGTTTTAATTCAATTCCCTAATGGTGCTTGTAATAATTTAGTAGTAGAAATAAAAGATTTTATGATAAGTAAAAGTGATATTGATTATGAACCTTATTGTGGAGGAATACCTGCACCTAATCCTAGTTATCCAATGTTAATACATACTATAACAGGAAATAATAATTTATTAGTAAGGGATGAAAACTTATTTAATAATAATCTTCCTAATGATATAAAAGTAGTTAATTGTTCTAAATCATATAATGATGGAGAAATAGTATTAACAGCAACAGGATCAGATATGCGATTTGGAGAAGTATTTAATGCAGGGACTTCGTGGATAAGTGAATATGGAGAATTAATACCTGTAAAACCTAATACTAAATATTCAATAAAAATAACAAATAGTTTAATTAATAAAAACTTTATAACATATTGTAATAAAGAAAAAGTATCAGTAGGGACAGGAAATTTCTTTAATCAATTTGCAACATTTACAACACCAAATGATGCAAAATATGTATGTTTTAGAATAGGTTATGGAAGTGCAACAAATGGAACAAAATATAGATTTAATATAATGTTAGTAGAAGGAGAATATACTACACAAACAATTCCTGATTATAAATTATATCAAAAGAATGCAGTATTATTAACATTAGGAGATATTGAAATATGTAAAACAGGAAACTTTGAAGATAAGATATATAAAGCAATAAAAGGTAATGAAATATATGATAGTTTAACTACTGAAGAACAAGCTACTTTAGATTATGGTAAATGGTATTTAAGAAAGAATATAATAAAATTAATATTTAATGGGACTGAATATTGGACAACTAGAACAACAAGTGGTGGTCTTACATTATATGAATTAGGAGTTCAAGGTAGTAATTTATATTCAACAATATTAGAGTATATTGGTTTATCTAATCAATATATAGAAACACCATATTTAACAGAAGATAATACATTTAGAATACAAAATGGAAATGTATTAGCAATTCACAATGACACAATAGGAAGTTTAGAAAATTTTGAAAATGCATTACAATCAAATAATTTGATTGTATATTATCCACTAGCAACACCAACAAATGAAAAGTTTAATGATACTATTCAAGTTCAATTAGAAGATATATATAATAATATGCTTTCTTATGAAGGACAAACTAATATATCACAAGAAAATGCAGATTTACCATTTAATATTACTTCAACTGCAATAAAAGATTTAAATGATTTATAGGAGGTAAAATATGATTAAATTATTTGAAGCCAATGATAAAATTTTTACTTCAAATGGTGATAAAATAATTTTACCTTTAAGAGCAAAAGTAAAAAAAGAACAAAATGGTGAATTTTATTTAGAATTAGAAACTGATTTAAGTTATATAGATGATTTAACTGCAAATAAAATCCTTGTAGCACCAACACCACAAGGAGAACAAGCATTTAGAATATCAGATAATATTGATAAGAGTAAACATAAAATTAATTTAAAAGCAAAACATGTTTATTATGATACTGAAAATTATTTAATTGAAGATAGTTATGTAGTTGATAAGAATTGCAATTATGCATTAGAACATTTTAATAGTGCTACAAGTGATTTAAGCCCTTTTACAACACTTTCTGATGTGTCTAGTATAAATACCTTCAGATGTGTTAGAAAGTCTTTATATGAGGCAATAAATGTGGTTTTAGAAAGATGGGGAGGAAACCTTGTAAGAGACAATTTTAATATTCAGATTAAAAACACTATTGGAGAAGATAATGGAGTTGTAGTTAGATATGCTAAAAATTTAAAAGATATTACATGTGAAGAAAATTGGGGAGAAGTAGTAACCAAATTATTGCCTATTGGGAAGGATGGTTTACTTCTTCCTGAAAAATATGTTTATTCACAAACACAATATGATATTCCATATACAAAAACAATTTCATTTAATCAGGATATAAATGAAGATGATTATAAAGATGAAAGTGGTGTAGTAGATCAAAATGCATATCAAAATGCTTTAATAGATGATTTAAGAAGGCAGGGACAGTTATATGTGGATGCCAATTGCATTCCTAAAGTAAATTACACATTAAAAGCAAATTTAGAAAAAGTTTCTGATATTGGAGATACAATACAGGTTATTGATGAAAGATTAGATGTATCAATAACAACAACATTAATAAGTTATACATATGATTGTATTTTAGGAAAATATATTGAATTAGAATTTGGTAATTTCAAAAAAACATTATCAAATTTATTAGGTAACATAAGTAACCAAACACATGAAATTGTTAATGAAAATAATCAAACATTACAATTAATATTAGGTGAAGAATTACAAGAAGCAACAGATAAAATTTGGAATGCTTTAGGTTCAAGTTATGTTATTTATGAAGGAGATAAAATATTGGTAGTTGATAGATTACCAAAAGAAGATGCAGTAAATTGTATAATGATTAATTCAGGTGGAATTGGATTTAGTAATACAGGTATAAATGGAACATTTAATAGTGCATGGACAATTGATAACATTCTTAACATGGAACAAATAAATGTTATTAATTTAACTGCCGATTTAATAAGAGGTGGCACACTTAAACTAGGTTCTAATTTAAATGAATATGGAACAATAGAAGTTTATGATGAAGCAAATAGTTTAATTGCAGAATTAAATAAGAATGGATTAAAAATGTATGGTGTAGATGGATCATATGTATTAATGAATAATGAAGTAGGATTTGCAGGATATGATAGATTAGGAAACCAAATTTATTGGGTTTCTAAAGATGAATTTCATATGAAAAAAAGTGTAGTAGAAGAAGAAATAACATTATGTAATAAATTAAGATTTATACCTATAACAATTTATGATAATAATGATAATATTGTTAATGATGGAATTGGATTGGTTTCAGTAGGAGGGGATAGTTAATGGGAGCAAGTGCATCAAAATCAAAAAATTTATATTGTAGTAAATATCCTAGTAGCAATCCTTATGTTTTAAATGCATCTTTTACAGAAAATTCAACATCAGTTAGCAATAATAGTTCAAATGTAACATGTTCTGCTACACTTACATCAACAGGTGCTTCATGGGAGAGTAATTATAATTCAACATTGGCAATTTATTGGCATGATAATAAAGAAAATTATGATAGATTAGTTAAAAGCACAACCTTTAAAAGTTTAAGTTCAAGTAGAAGTGTAAGTGATACAATTGATGTAACACATAAAGATGATGGAACATTATCAGGATATGCATATGCAGTATTTACACAAGGAAGTTCAAGTGGTGGATGGTGTCCATCAAGTGGAAATGTAGCAACTAATAATACTGCACTTGATACAATAGCAAGAGCAAGTGTGCCTGAAATAACACCTAGTACATTTAATATAGGTGATACAATCACAATTAAAACAAATAGAAAATCTACATCATTTACCCATAATGTAATTTTATATTTTGGTAATTATTCATATACAATAGCAACAGGAGTGACAGATAGTGTTACATTTGATACATCACAAGTTGCTTCTAATATGTATCAACAAATACCAAATGCATCACAGGGTGAAGGAAATATTACATTAGAAACATATAATGGTTCAACATATGTGGGGACTAAATATTCAACATTTATTGCAAAAGTAACAAATTCAAGTCCTACATTTAATAAATCATATCAGGATACAAATAATACAACTACTGCAATAACAAATAATAATCAACAAATAATAAGAAGTAATTCTACATTACAGGTTAATATTACAAATGCTAGTGCAAAAAATTATGCAACATTAAGTTCTGCTAAATGTGTAATAAATGGAACAACATACACTGCTTCATTTAGTGGATCAAGTGCAACATTTAATATTGGAACATTAAATTTATCATCAAATACAACTGCACAGGTTTCTGTTATTGATAGTAGAGGAATAACAACAACTCAAAATTTAGAAATTACAATTTTGGATTGGGTATTGCCTACTGCAATTATTACATTAACAAGACATAATAATTTCTATTCAGAAACTGATATTAATGTAAATGCAGATTATTCTAGTTTAGATAATAAAAATACAATAACAATAAAAGAAAGACATAAAAAATCAACTGATAGCACATATAGTGCATATACAACCCTTCAGGATGATGTTACATCAGTTTTAACATTAGATAATAATTATCAATGGGATGTGCAAGTTTTAGTTCAAGATAGGATAGGATCAACAACATACAATTTAACATTATCAAGGGGAATGCCTATTACCTATTATGATAAAATTAAATCTTCTACAAGTTTTAATTGCTTTCCTCAATATGATAAAAGTGTTGAAATAGATGGAAGATTATTTGTAGATAATCAAGACATTCAGGATAAATTTACAGGAATAGGTGGATATGCAAAAGAAGCAACAACTTCTGATTGGAATACTGCATGTCAAAATAAAACAGGAATATTTATGGGAAGTAATATGAGTAATGCACCAAATGGAAGTGCCAATTGGTTTTTTGTTTTAAGTATGGTGCATAATGCAAATTACCAAAGACAAGTTGCTTTTGATTTTTTTGGTATTGGAATATGGACAAGAAGAATGGACAATGGCAATTGGGATGCTAGTTGGACACAAATTTTATAGAGGGGAGAAGAAATGGAGAATATAACATTAGGTGAAATAAGTGTTTTTTTGGCTTTTATAGTGGCTTTAATTGGTTCATTGGAATTTATATTAAGTAGGCTAAAAAAGTGGTTTAAAATGGCTTTAAATAAGGAAATAGAACCTATTAAAGAGCAGATAGATAATTTGAAGAAAGAAAATCAGGGAAATGAATTAAATAATTGCACAAATTATCTAGTAATTGCTATTGAAAAAGCCAAAAATCATGGAACTATGAGTGATACTGAAAGGAAAAGATTTTATGAAGTATTAGATATATATGTTAATAAATATCATAAAAATAGTTACATCCATAGTGAAGTTGAAGAATTAAAAAAACAAGGAATATTATAAAAGAGTAGATTTATTTCTACTCTCTTTTTTTTGTGCATTAATTTAATTAATTAAGGAATACTATTAATGCAGGTTTCCTGCCACTCTCTCATTATAAGATACAACTCTTTCTTCACAACTACTACTTCCTGATACAAGACTAGGTTTTTTGCCTAGTCTTTTTTTATTTTAATTAATAGGTGGTAATAGGACACATCCAACAGGTATTGTCTAGTTACTACCTAAAAATAATTGTAAAATTTCTATCTTCATCAAATTTAATTTCTTTTATAAGGGATTGCCACAATGCCCTTTTTTTGTCTTTCTCTAAATTATTATAAAGTTCTTTCCAATTACTATTGAAAAAATCAGGTGCAATATGTAATGAACTATTAGCATTCAATGAAGCCTGAAGTTTATTTAATTCAGTTTCAAGTTCAGTATATTCAAGATCATATACTTTAGCAGTAATTCTATTTTTTCTAAAAGCATATGTTAAATTTTCAAGTTCTATTTTAATTTCTTTAATTCTTTTTTTAACATTTTCCTTTTCAGGTTCAGGAAGTTTTTCAACATTAGTTTTTACATATGCCCTATGTTGTTTATGCAATTCTTCAACATTATCTAATAAAAATTTTTCTAGTTTTATTTCAGTTATATTTTTATTATAACTACATCCATTTCTTCTTTTTCTATTGGAACAAGTATAACTAAAATATCTTTTACATCCATCATGGTATTTACCAACAAAAGATAAGCCACATTTAGGGCATTTCATCATATTTGAAAAAAGATAAATATTTTTATTTTTTCTAACTTTATTATTTGCTTTTATATATTCCTGATTTAAAAGATATTGTTCTTCAGTAATATATGCAGGGGCATAATTAGGATTAGTTTTATATTTACCTG